CGATTAATTGCATTTGAGTCAGCTTGACCATTCTCATCATTGCCATTGAGAATTCCTTTCTGGTAAATAACAATTTTGAAAACAACTTTAACGTCTTTCACTCCACCGTATCCGGAGATTTCCCGAGAACGGTCTATGGCTTTTTTCATCGTATACGGGCCCATCGTGTAGAAAAGCCACCGCCGAGGCTGAACGTAGTCTTTGACCCAGTATTCGACAAAGTATTCACCCATTGGAAACTCCCGGCTTAACCTCATCGCCATCTTCCTTCCAGAAAGCGATTCCACGGACTCCAACGTATGAAGTAATGTCCCGGTAATGGTATAGGGCCTCTTCGTACGTGCATTCAAAAGGGCCGGCGGTAAATTCCTGGCCTTGAACTTGGTACTTAATCATCCACTTATCCATCGGAAACTCCTGGTTCAGTTAACTCCCGAGCCAATTTCTCAAACTCTGCGGCTCCTGCCAGCTGCTTGTTGGCTCCATCAAGGTCTTCCCTTTTCTGAAACATCTTTGCCAAGGAGCGGGCCTTGGTAGCCTTTTTCAGATAACCCTGAGCCGAAGGCTTGCCCTCAATTTTGCCCCTGGCAACATCGGCAAGAAGGTGAACCAGGAACGAATCCTTGACTTTCTTGGCCATGGCAAAAGGGTCAGCAGCACTGAGGATGTCCTGAAGCTTGCCGGTAAACCGTTCGTCAATACCGGCTCCATCATGGGCCGAGTCGTACTCCTCATTGAGGGTCAGAAGGTCTCCACGAGTTTGTTTCAGGATTTTCATCCTCTCCCTTTTACCGAATTGGCGGTCTACCAGGATGGTTTTCATGGACCATTCTCGCTGTTTGAGGAACCCCTGAGAGATTCTGTGGCTAGCCGACGGATTTCGATAAGGCGGTCCACGCAGCCAAAGTTCCCGTCATTGGTTTCGGCGTTGATAGCCATCAGGGCCAGTCGCATGGTCTCATTCTCACCTAGGTATGTGTTCGTCGCAACGCGTAGGGTTTCAATCTGCTCGCCTTTTTCCTTGAGGAGAAGCCCGTCATTGGCCACTATTTTCTGCAGGACTTCAACTTTCTTCTCCAGGGGTTTAACGTCGTCGTTGTAAACAACCCAGACCGGGAGAGCCGTCAATCCGGCCCAAACCAGGAACAGAAGGGTCACTGCGGTCAAGCTGAGAATTCCTTGAAAGAGGTTACCGATTTTCATTTTTTCCCTCCCAGGTGACGTAGAAAAAATGGTCAGTCCAGGTGGTGTTCCGGTCGAAATTGAAGCCGGTGCCGGTCTCGTAAGTTACTTGGTAGCCGTCCTTGACGAAGGGGGCTTTGATTTTGTTCCTGACCTTGGGATTCTCCCAGACGAAGAAAAGGTCGATGATGGCGTGGTCTTGACCTTCGGCAACGGCCTCTTCGATGGCCCGGCGACCCTCTTCAATAATCTCAACGACGTGTCTTTGGCTTCGATACCTAGCCTCTAGTCTCTTTTCTTTTTCCAAGGTGTCACGAGCCCGACGGGATTGTATCGCTGCTTCTGAGGCTTTCATTCGAATGCCCCCATGTCTTTCAGCTGGCCGGCCGCATCAAAACAGAAAACGGTCACGAAATATGGATATCCTCTCTCCACGATGATATCCGTCTCGTCGCCAGACTTGCCAGCGGGTTTCTCCTCAAAGGGGATTTTTGCCCTGGTCAACATTTCCTTCAGGACTTCCTTGTCGTTCACTTTTTCCTCCTGCTTCTGATGAAGGCCTTCATTGAGGGATACTCCTCCCAGATAGGTACATACCCCATAACTGTTTTTCTCCCGTATGGTCCATCCTTACCGTGGATATTCACCCAAGTGGCCAGATATTTTAGCGCAATTCTCACCAGATGTCTATGGGTGTTGCTATGCCTTAGTCTTTCCGGGGCGTTAGCTGCACATCGGGCTCCAGCCGCGAGGTAGAAAAATTCAGCGGCAGGACTTTTCCCCATCTTCTGTGCTAATGCCAGGGTCCGGGCCGTATTAGCAGAACTAAGCATCAAGTCCCAATGATGAGCAAATTCATGGACTACCGTCAACCAGCTCATCATACACGGGTCTATCCGGATGGACCAATCTCGGAAATCATAAAAGCTACAGCCATTATCTGCCTTAAGGACTATCTTCCGGACAGCCGGGATGCCAGCCCAATGGCAGAGATGCCGGACAGCGGCTCGTGCTTCGGCCAGGCCGCAACGGGTATGATGAGCAGCTCGATGACGTTTCCTTTCCAGCGCATAGTAACGAAGCTTCCGATTTAGGACAGGCATGTGTTATAATGGTTTAGCACAGTTTCAAGAGGAAAAGCAAATGTCAAATTCTGTCAGAGTAAATGAAGCAGGTCGCAAGGCAGTTCTCAGGGCCCTTCCTGATTTTATCCGCTGTCCAATCTGTTCCATGGTTAAGCCCAAGGGGGCCTTTGGGGTTCGAATCATGGACAAGGACAGGCAAGGCTTTTTCACAGATATCCGGCAGCAGCCGTACTGCGGTCCATGCCGCAGCTATCCCAGGAAGGCTGGGGTGCAGTCGTGAGTAAAAATTACAGGTATTCTTGGATAACATACAGACCGCGCAAGAACGTGCTCATAGATGACCTTCGTCAGGCCGACAAGCAGGAGAAATTGCCTGTCGCCGTAGGACTGAGTGAAATGTTAGACGCTGAAGGGTTCGGAGACTCTGCCGTTCTCTGCGACCATAAGGCCAACATAAACGGCCTCTATGGCTTGGATGCCAGGTGCTCAGTTTGTAACGACTATCTCATCTCAGACCAAGACGTCCCGGGGATGAAACGTGCTATTGGCCATGGCACAAGCTTCAAAGGCTTGATTAGCGACCCAATCTTAGAGGCACAGGGTGCTAACCCGCCGCCAGGAGCATTTTCCCCGGACCGCTCCGAGGCGGATTTGTGCCTTGACTCTCCCCGGACCGCTCTTGAAAAAGCAGTTACCGTGCTCAAACAGAAAATGATTGCCGACGGCAGACACCTGCTTCATTCAGTCCCTAGGTATTATGACCGGATTACCCGCATCGACCTCGGGCCCTCGGTACTTATTTCCGACTTGGACTTATGCGTCCATGACCGGTTTGCCGAAGAGTGCCAGGAGAAATACGCCCAGTTTGCGGAAGAGTGCTTGAAGAAATATGCGGCCCATGACCTGGAACTCACTCAGAGAATTCTTTCCGCATTTCAGTTGCGTCCTGAGGACCTGGTTCGAACTGACGGAATGAAGGTTTTCGCTAGGGACAAACCAGGTTCTGAACACGCCAAGGAGTAATTAGTTATGACAAAAGAAGCTATGTTTTCAAAACTTGAAATCCGCAACAAGCCTGGCTGCGAAGACCAGCTAACCCGTGGGGGCAATGTCGAGGTTCTCCTAGACGGGGAACCAATTCCCGGCCTTTTTGGAGTCAGCTTTCAGATTTTTGCCTGTGACTTTGCCAAGGTTAAATTGGAGCTTTGGGCCAATGTTAAGGCCGACCTCAACATTAAACCTGAAATCGTGGAACACGAACTTCCTAAATCTGATTCCAAACAGGAGTAGCAAATGCCATTCTTTGACCCGAACAAACCGCAAGCGCCTTCACCGGCACCGCCGAGCACAAACGAGCCTCAGGGGTTCACCATTCACGTCAGGGGCGAATCTACCGGAGAGACCTGGGACGGGGCCTTCAAGGCCAAACCTAAGCTCACCCACCGGGATAGTCTCCGCAGGGACCAATGGCGCCGGGAACTCCTGGGTTCGAGCGGAGGAGTCGATGCCGGAGCCAGGGCTGCAAACATTGCCGAGATTTTCAGTAAAGTCTGGGCACATCTCATCGAGGCCCCAAAGTGGTGGACTGATAATGGCAACGGCCTGGACTTGATTGACGAGGCACCAGCCGTAGCTGTCTACGAGAATGTCATCCGCATCGAGAAGGAAGCCTACGAGGCCTTGAACAAGGAAGCAGAAGCAGCTAAGGCTGAATTACAGAAAACCACGGAGAAGAAGTAGTGCCCCCAATTGACGAGTTAAATACCTGGATACAGGGTATTTGTTGTCTAGCCATTTGGGTTGTGGTTTTTTACGGGATTTACCGCGAGAACAAGAAGGACGAAGCCCTTTGGCAGGACCGCAAAAAGGACAAGCGATGACGGTAGAACAATTTCTGTTAGATACCTGGCTTGGCTGGGCTGTATTTGGAACGGTTGCTGGTCTTTATCTGATAGTGATTACAAAGCTAGCCGGTAAAGCCCGTGATGAACTTCAAAAAATCAGACAAAAGAGAGACAAATGAAAATCGGACGGCTGCTGCTTCTCAATGATTCAATGTTTCTCAAGAGACTTAAGCGTCTCAGTTTTTTGGTGGCTTGGGTCGACCGGAAGGATAACAGAGCCAGATACGTACTTGACTTTTCCCTTAAGCTGACAGGCAGAGAAAGAGAATAGCCATGATGTTTGGTGATTCTGACTCTTACTGTGAAAAGTGCTGGGAAGACCCCTGCAAATGCGGCTACTATTACCGAGATTGTCCAATTGAATGGTTGGATGAGCGAATTGCCGTGCTCACCAAGGCTCGAGACGAACGCCAGAAACTCTGTGATGAAGGGAATCACGGCATAATCTATATTTTTGTCCACCCGCCAATCAGTTTTGCAGAATGCATACCCGCTGAATACCAAGCCCGTCAGAGTCACTGCAAGTTTTGTCGTCGGGAGCTAAATGAGTAATCAAGAACAGGAATTACTGGCTGGTTTCATCTTCGCCGTGGTGGTTAGCATCCTCATCGGACTTCTCATCGCAGGCCGATAATGAAGTGCCTGTTCTGCGGCAATCCGATGGTTTATCCGGAGCCTGGCCGGTCAATGTGTTATTCTGTTTGGCTTAGATTCTTCAGCAAGGAAAACGTTGGCCGGGAGATTAATGGACTTCGGCAAAGCCATAAGGTTAGTTGCCCTTCGTAATGTCATCCGCCAGGATGGTCATTACATCCTCCGGTACATCCAACGCTGGTACTCGAAGACCTTTGCAACACCCCTAGACCAGGTTGATGACCTGCCGCTTGAAGATGTACTCATGGCCTATTTTGAATCCTATTACGAGGAAATGAAAGAGGAAGAGCGGGCCAAAGAAATTGAAACCCTACTTGAGACCGAGGAACAACGCCAGGCCCGTGAAAGAGCCGAAGATGTAGACCAGGCCGAGCGTGAGGAGTTTGCAAAGTTCACTGTTGCTGAAGACGAACGCAAGGCCAAGAAGAAAGCCACGGAAGCTGAGAAGAAGAAAATTGAGAATGTTGTCGACCCTCGGGCTCCAAAACCCCTGCGGCCTGCTCCCCGGGAAGAGCCAGACCTGCCGGTGACCGTGGCTCCACCACAGCCAAAGCTCAAAGAGCTTCCCAAGGAATTGCCTGGAATTACCATGAAATTCGCTGAACTTGAAGACGTTGCCGAGGAGTTAGAGGGGTTGGGCTCATTCGCGCCGCCCGACGACGATTAAGATAAAGGCGCCCGTTCCCGGGCGCCCGAACTACCCTTGCCATGCCAAACCGCACCGTACCAAGCCAAGTCATGCCCTACCAGACCGAACCCTACCACGCCTTGCTCCGCCGCGCCTTAGCTTGCCATACCTCGCCTTGCGTGGGTATTCTAGCATTTTGAAAGTCGTTCCGCAACAATCTTTTCGATAGGGACACTTAAGCCCCAATTCCCATGCCGGCAAAAGAATTAAAATTCAGCTTCGCAGTCGATACAGCTTCAGCTGCAGCGGTCAAAAATATTTTGCGAGAATTGACCGCCGAGGCCGAGCGTTTTGCCAAGGTTCTCCAAGGCGCGCAATTCCCTGGTGGCAGAGGCAGTAGCCCATTCTTTGGTGGTGGTAACGTCGGGACACCGCCAACCGGCCAACAGACTATCGGTCAGGGCGCAGCCAGGTCTCCAATTGCAAACATGGCCGTGGAAGGTGCTCAGGCTTTTAGAAATCTTGGGTCTTCAGCTCGGGATTCACTACAGACCCTGAGCGGTACCTTCAGGTCTTTCGTTACTGAACAGATGCGGCTGATAGATTCTCTGGACAGCCGCCTGGCAGGCCTAGCCGGTAGATATCGAGCCCTTGGTGGGGCTGGTCCTGGCGGTGGAGCCCCGGTTGGCGGAGCACCGCCGGCAGGATTTGCAGCATTGCCTAGCGGTCTCCTCGTGCCTTCCGGTATGGCTGGTGGAGCTGCCGCAGCAGCTGGTGCGCCAGCAGCCCAGTTAGCCACAGCCAATGCCGTTGCGGCAGCTCCAGCTGGTGCCGGGGGCGGCATGGGTGGAGCCCTGGGCGGATTCCTGGGTCGATTTGCTGGCCCGGCAGCTGTCGGAGCAACTCTTGCTTCTCTTCCTGCGGCCGGCCTGGATATCATGCAGACCGGGCGGTTCTTTGATATCACTCAACAAGCCCGTGGCGGTAGAGCCATTGGCCAGCTTGGCGTGCAAATGCGTCACGGTGATATCTCCTCGATTGCTGCTGTACGGGCCGTCATGCAGGACCCTAACTTGGCAAACCAATTGCTGACTGTTGGTGCCGATGCTGGATTCTGGCGACAAGGAGCTGAAGGTCTTCGGGGAGTTATTTCTAACATTTTCAGTCCCGCCAAACTTCCAAATGAAGTCGGGAAGATTGTTGCAGGTCTGCCAGCAACTCAGAAGGAAGAGTTGCGTAAATTTATCGACCTGAGTCGGGAAGCTATGCCTGGCGTGGTTGACCAGATGGAAATGATAGCCGGCCGTTCTGATTCAGACATGGGAACGATGCGGTTGTTGGGTATGGGCGAAGAGCGCCTGCACCGTTTCTTCATGAAAATGTCACAGCCGGTCAACGATATTGGCAAAACCCGGTCTGTGATTACCCGCGAAAACATAATGCAAGCCGCAGGGATGACCCGTGGGGCTTTCGGCCGAGGCGGAGGAATTGGTGTTGGGCTCATGGGAGTACTCGGTGGCTTTGATGTTTCTGGCCTGGTTCGATTCACGGCGGCAGGCGGCCGTGCCCGTGAGGCCATAGAAACCATTGGTGGTGCTACCCGGACAGGCGTGGCAGCTGAACGTCTGGGAGCACCATTATCAGCATTGATGCGGGGTCAATCTGTTGCCGGTGGTGAAGCAGAAGCCGCAATGTTGACAGCCGTCGGATTTGGCCGTGGTGCAGCCCAGGATATTCTTACTGCCCAATACCGGGAACCGGCCGTACAAGCCTTCAATGCCGTGGTTCGCGGGCAGAATGACCCTCTGGGTGCTGGCATTGGTGTCCTTGCGGCTGAACAGGTTCTCGGTCCTGGCTCAAGCGTAGCTGCTCGCAATTACCTTTCTCAGCTGCCTACGGCTATCCTGCAGAGAGCCTTGCGCGACCCTACGGCCCGAATACCTGAACTTGAAGCTTATGGTATCAGTACATCACAAGTCAGAGCTTGGTATGACCAAAAAAGTCGGAGCGAAGACCGGGCCCGGAGCGCCGGGTTATTTGCCGGTGGCGACCCAACGTCTATGGCTTTCAGACGGATTCAAGCTTTAGGTGGCGGTCTTACCGGTCGACAGGCTTTCTTCCGTGAAGCTCGGGGTGCCGGTGCCCAGGCAAGGGCTGTAGACACTCTGGCCGCAATCCAAATGGCAGAGACCCCGTTATCAACGCCTGACTTCATGACAGCCAGAGGTTTTGTCGAGACACAACTCGGTCTCGGAGCCCGGGGTAGACGTCGAGGCTTTGGTGACGTGGCCTTTGGTAGCGTGGCCGCTGCTGCGGCCGGTGGAAGAGGTAGAGCCGAAGAGGCAGCTCTGTTAGAGGCTGTGGATTCGAAAACTGCAGGACCACTGAAGGCTATTTTTGCCACAGTTGATGTTTTTTCCCGGGGTATGATTAAGCTAGCAGACCCCAGTGCCGGTGTTGAAGCTGTAGCCAATATGTTTGGAGCTTTGGCTAAAGAAACAGACGTCCTCATTGACAAGTTCCGGCAGCTAGCTGCACCTGATAAGATTTCGCCCGAAGAACGGGAAGCCATGCGCAAGCGTGAGGCAGCAGCCCTTAAGACAATCAATGATATCCGTAACATCAAAACCGGGACCCCAGCCCCGAGCAGACCGGACGCTAACCGCGAAACCATTGGACACGCTCAGTAACGTTCCTTTCATAGGACCTTAACCGGGTTAAGGTCCCAGATAAGACACATGGCAACTTACGACCTAATCAGAGACTACAGCAGCGACAAGGAGGACATCAACTTCCCCCAGAGTCGGGAGGGCTTTGAGTCTACTTCGCCTAGTTGGGTGCTCTGTGTCGTTAGGTTCAAGCATGCCGTGACCTTCAGTCGGAAGATATTTCAGAGTCCATCCTTGGACGGAACCGAAGACGCGGCCGAACGGGGAGACCCGCTTATCATTGCCTTCGGAGACTGTCTGAATGTGTCAACCCGGACGGACAAGAATTCTCATATTTCCAACATGACGGCAACTCTGATTCAAAGCGATGTCAATTATCTCTCGGAAATGATGCCCGGGGATTGGCTCTTCTGTTGGATGCACAACAATGAAGAGGATTCAGCCAGGATTGTGGATAACATCAGGAACAAGGTCGTCTGTAACAACTTTGATGACGGACTAAAGTTTGTCGGCCGGGTCTATTCTATCAGAAAAAGGTTAGGCGTATCGCCCGGCGGAACGAAGACAGTCAGGTACTTGCTTACCGGCGTTGGTTTCTCAGAACTTGATTCACAGATTTTCTTCGACCCGCATCTGGCAAACATCGACTCGACTATCTCTACATCCCTGGGCCGTCTGGGTCTGGCGGCAAACAACTTTCTCAGTCAGGGTGTAGTGGATGTCAATCTGGCGATACCGACTCTGCTGGAACTGTTTTTCGGCGAAGGCATTCCCTTGGAAGTAGCCAAGCTCGCCGGGCAAAGACGGTTGACCGCTGTCACCGGTTCAGTCAGCGGGCCTGGCGATGCTCAATTCGCTTACGTGGTCCCGGCTACCGTGGGTAACCTCATGGGAAAATCCGCCAGGGCTCATTCAAGCTCCGGTGTATTGGCTTATGCCGACCTTCTGGAAACAGTCATCGGCGTACAGAAATATAGAGGCACTTCTCAAGACCAGGACAATACTGCCTTTCCAACCATTTTTATCCCAGACGGTATTACTGACGCACCGACCATGATTCGTCGTACCGGGATAGACCTGATGGGAACAACTATTACAGCTATACCACAGTGGACAGGTAAGACCGTCTGGACGATTTTACACACGTACCTGAATCCAGTCATCAATGAAATGTATACCTGCCTGAGAGTTAATCCCGAAGGCCAGGTGATGATGACTCTAGTCGTCCGTCAGGTCCCGTACAGTTCTAAGCTCCTAGAACGTATTGTCGAAACAGAAAAAGCATCGCTAGATGAGAAACTTCCGGAAGGAGCCTTCGGGCCAATCCAGGAAGGACAGGGAGTAACTCGGGTATCTGTTACGACTTTCTTGGAGCTACCCCGCTGGATTGCTCCGGAGTCGTTGATAACCAGTGTCGACATCGGCAGAGCCAACGCTACTAGGTTCAATTTCATCCATGTCCGAGGCAATGCTCCCGGCGAAGTCCAAGCCAATAACATGAGTGCGCAGCTAGTCCGTAATCCCCCGGTCCGGGATGAATCTGATATCCGTAGGTCTGGGGTTCGCATGGACATGACCGCCACGGACGCCAGCATTGAAATCATCCACCGTGGTCCCAGGGCCTGGACTCTGGTCAGGAGCGACATGCTCATGGGCCATCATCTGACTCTTAGCGGGACCATAGAAATGTTTGGGGTTCAGGCTCCAATCTGTGAAGGCGATAACTTCGAGTTTGATGGCGTCGTCTATCACATCGATTCAGTGACTCATACCTGCAGCCTCGACCCTGGCGGGAGGAAAACTTTCAGAACCTCGTTACAGTTGGTCAATGGAGTCAGTGCCAATTTTCAGGAAGTCAACTTCGATGCGACTCTCATCGGTGGCAGCGTTCTCCAACCTGAAGTGGAACCAACACCCTTTGAAGAAGCTTCCGGGGGTTTATTGGCTGACGTCGGTATCTATGCAGGTCTAGACCCAACCTCTTTGCGACGCTTCGACCCGGAGACAACCAATGAGGGCGGCAACCAGCCTCAGGACCCAGACTTCAGTGCTGACCAACCATTTCCTTCTAAAGTAGGCCCGGAGCCGGTGTAATGGAATTACCAGACGGCAGCATAATTCCTTCGTTTCTCGGTGTGATTGATACCAGCAGGCCGGAGTCTACCGGCATGTGGACGAACACAATGCTTCGTCACGGTGAAGTCACTGACATCATTTACCCTGATGATACCCGGAGTCTAAGCCACAAATTCATTGAATACAAGGTCCGGGTTCAACATCGAGACGGCACTGGCTACGCAACCATCGAATACGGGAACTGTTATGTAGCCAATCTCTTCGGGGGCATTGGGGACAAGCTTCGCTTTACCCTTCGGAAGGACAGCCGATTCCATGACCTCGGTACCGGCTCCAAGGTCCTCATCCTCTGCATCAGCGGTGAAACCCAAAATGCTGTCATCATCGGTGGCATCCGCGACAGCCAGGAAACTGTCAAGGACCAAAAGGCAGATGGGCACAATCTGTTTTTCGAATTCAATGGACTTCAGTCGAGTATCAACGATGCTGGCGAATTTACTGTTACCAGACTTGGCAAGACTCAATCGGATGGAACTCCAGACTCTAGTGTAAATCAAAGCCTGGTGAATCAAATTCTCAGCATGACCGTCGACGGGAAAATTAAGGTTGGCTATTCTTCCATCCAGGGCGACAAGCCTTTCATCACCTGGGACGAGAATGCCAACACGATTCTGATTCACGGCCCAGCCCAGGTCAAACTCGAGGCTAGCTCCGGGCCTATTCGGATGTCGACCTCGAATGGAGTTCTAATCAACGGAGCTACTGAGGCATTCCTTCAAGGAACTTCATTCCGGGCAGCACAGTTCGTAATGAACAATACTCTAAAGCTCGCCCTGGGTTTGGCCGCAAATGCAGCCATAGGGGCAGGAAGTCCCGGAGCCAATGTTTCATTGGCCAATGCTTTCAGGGCAATGAAAGCAGCCATCGAAAACTTTGAGGCATCGGCTAACACCAATTTCCTATCCCAGAAACATTTCTGGGGTGATTAACCGGCAATCTTTAGACTATGTCCATTATACCCGCAACCAACGTCACCCAGAACAGCGACTTAAGCGCTGACCATGACCCTAAGTTTGGCGCGGCGACCCTAGCTCTGGACAACTTCAAGAGTCAAAGCCCAGAGTCTCGGGTTGGTGGCGCTCTTGATGACCCATTCTGGCAGATAGCCGAACCGCTGGGCCTTCGCTGGAATAAGGTTTTCCCTTATCAATTCATCGTTGTCCGAAGGAATGGAAATCGGTACGATGCACTGAATAACTGGCAATTTACTCTTCCCATCCCGCCCACCGACCTTACCATCAGCACCCCCATGGCTATCGTTACCACGCCGACCCTGGGCGGAATCATCGAAGAACACAATGCAGCTCCGTTGCGAACCATCAGCCTCAGGGGAACCACGGGGGTTCTACCGCTGAAAGGTAGCGCCCCGCAGGCACAGACCCTGACGATTGCTGACGCTATCTTTGCCGGAACCCTGGCTGGTGTTGGTGGTACTGTCAGAAACATCCGCACGGCTATCAGCGGCCCGACGTTTAGTCCAAATCTTATTTCCGATGCAAGCTTCGATACTCAGAACATAGCAGCTTCCGAGGGGTTCGGTACCGGTTACTTCCAGTTTCAGTTGCTTCGTCAGTTCCTGGAATCATATATTACCGTGAAGAAGACCAAGGCCGGCAAGGACCTGCGGTTGGCCTTTGCCATGTGGAAGGATATTTCCCCGGCTGTCTACCTAGTTACCCCGGTTCTGTTCGACATGGTCAGGAATGCATCCTCACCGTTCGAATATAATTACAATATCCAGCTCAGAGCCTGGAAGAGGGTTCGACTCAAGGAAGGCACATCTTTCTTTCAGCACCAGAGCATCATCCGCCGGCCCAATGATTTTGCCGCAGCTCTGAATAGACTCGAAGCTGCTAGGAAGGCCGTGCAAGCTGCTAAGAATACCCTCCGGGCCGTCCGAGCTGATATCGACGCTGCTCTGTTTGAACCGTTGCGGAGCGTAATTCTCTTTGCCAAGGATACCCTGGGAGTGCCTATTGTCGCTGCAGACCTGCCGGCAAACATCGTCCACGACCTGAAGGAGCCAGTGCTAGAGGCCGTTGGCTTGAAGACTTTCCCGCATGCCATCAGCCGAGCCTTTGCAGATATTGGTCCAAAGATTCGGCAACAGTTTCAAACCCTGCTCCAACAGATTCAGGACCTGAGCGTCAGCAGCGGCAAGGCAGAAACCGGTACTGCCCAACAATTCAACGCCCAACAGGAACTCAATGGTGCGGCTACCCCTAACAAGATTTTCGATAACCCTAACGACAATTTTGATTTCTTCAAGGAACTGCGCCTTGGGGCTCTGAACCTCAGTCCGGGGACTACGAAGCAAATAGCCTCTGAGAGAGCCCGGGTTAGGTCCCTGACCAGGAAGGACTTCGAGGCCATAAGGGATTCATTCCAGTCAGTCCTCGATGATTTCACGGATTTTGCCGGCGCTGGCCACCCGACGTATACCCGGACTTTTATGCGGCAGGCCGTAGTCACGACTAAGGTTCCGACTCCTGATGACTTTGACGTTATCTTTAACATGAACCAGGCTATCCTTGAGGCTAATCGATTGGCTGCTAGCGGCCAGGTCGATGACCGGAGCTTCCTCGACAGTATCAACTTCATTGCCGGGTTAGCAACTCGGTCTGGTATTGCCTTCACGGTCCCGACGTCCAAATTCTCAGTCCCAATGCCTTATGGCCATACTCTGGAACAGATTTCAGCCCTGTACCTGGGCACTCCTGACCGCTGGCATGAAATCGCAGCCCTGAATGGTCTTCGGGCTCCATTCGTTGATGAAGTTGGCTTTGACCTGACGTTACTGACTAACGGAAATGGTAACCAGGTCACCGTCTCAGATATCACAAATCTGTTTGTTGGTCAGGGCGTGTACATCAGCAGCGTATCCGCCCCGAGGACGTTCAGGAGAATCACAGGCCTCGAGAATTTGTCTCCGGGCTTCAACGTGGTCTCCGTGGATGGTGACCCAAATCTGACCCAATACACGACTCTGGCCGGAGCAGTTCTTCATGCATTCTTGCCGGACACTGCTAATTCGCAGATGACCATTTTTATCCCCAGCACCGAGACCCCGAGCCAAAACGATTTCAAGGCTAAATCCATTCCCGGCATCAACGAATTTGACGACCTGGTTCGAATCGGGGGCGTGGACTTGCTGTTGACCCCGCTCGGAGACCTGGTCTTTACCCCGGATGGTGATACCCGGCTAGCAGTAGGCTTGACTAACTTGATTCAGGAAGCCCGGCTTTCAGTGGCGACCCCACTAGGTTCCCTTATTCATCATCCTGAATTCGGACTAGGCATCAGTGCCGGCACGAATATCGCCGACTTGAGCGCCAAGGACTTGCTCCAGGCAGCCAAAAACCTTTTTGCTAACAATCCCAAATTCACCGGGGTTCAGTCCGCATCAATTCTACTGCACGCTCCGGTGGCGCAAATCGCTCTGACGGTGGGAATAGCTGGGACTAATTTGAACCTTCCTTTGACATTCGAGATTAAACGATGACGACTGAAAAACAAAAAATCGCCCAAAGAGAAAGGTCTCGGCGCTATAGACAAAGGCATTACGAAGAGTGGTTGGCGGCTGGGCGGATTCGAGATAAGGCTCGCTATCAAGACCCAAAGCGTAGAGCTTGGACTTTGGCATACAAGAAAAAGCCCGAGCAACGTTTCTACGTCTTAGAAAGAAGCGCTAAGCTTCGTGGCTACACCGTTGATATCTCCGTTGAAGAATATGAAACACTGATAATTCAAGACTGTCACTACTGCAAGAGCCTTTTGGGCAAGTTGCAGGACGAAACCGGTGGTGGCTTGGACCGTCTCGACAACGGCAAAGGATACATCCTTGAGAACGTAGTCCCATGTTGCCAAGTGTGCAATTACATTCGTGGGGACTATTTAACGGTGGAAGAAACGCAAGCTGCAGTCAACGCAGTTGTTCAACTTAGACTCACAAAGGCGAGACCAGCAATCTTATCTTTAGCCACTGGCTAAACCCTGAAAGTACTTCTATGGCGACATTTCCTATTTCGAGGGAGAACTAAATGGCAACCGTGCCGGTGCCGAGAAGTTTTTCTCAGGTCCTAGGGGACCAAATCGATGCCTTTCTGTCAAGGGAAGGATTTCCTAGCATCCGTGTACCTTCGCCGACCCTGGCAATACTTGAGGCAGCATCTCAGTCAGACCTGCGTTCCAGCCAAGACCTGTTTCAGATGTTGGATTCCACGAGCTTGGACCGAGCCGAAGGCCTGGCACTGGACCGCATTGGCGCCGATGAGGACCGGCCTCGGACGAAAGAATCACCGGCCAGCGGCCTCGTAACCGTCACAGATACTTCCTTCACGAAAATTTCAACCAAGATTTTCCAGGGTCAGCCTGCTCCTATTGTCGGCAGTTCTCAGATTTTTGTTACCAGCGCCGTAGGCTTCCCGGGTTTTGTTGCCGGCATGAATCCCGGGCCCCCGACTCCTGGGGCCATCTACATAGGCCGAGGAACCGTTAACCTTGAAGGCCCGTTATCCTATAATCGTATTGACGATAATGGTAGCTTTGCAACCATTAACCTGGTCAGCGGCTTTCAGACACAGAAATTCCATAACCTCGGTGAAGCAGTTACTCTCGCCCAGGGTGGCAATCGAAGCATTCCCGCCGGCACCCTGGTTCAGACTGCATTGTCGAACGTCAATACCAGCGTTCAGTTCTCGACTCAATTCTCGGCCACTATTCCAGATGGAGAAACTCAGGTCTCCGGAATAACCGCCATTGCCCAACAGAATGGCGTCATCGGGAATGTCTCTGCTGGGGCCATCAATTCCTTTGTGACAGTGCCCTTTGTCGGGGCTACAGTTACCAATCCGACCCCTTTTGTCAACGGCCTGGCCGAGGAGGATGATAATACATACCGTGAGGCTATCCGTGCCGTCCGGGCTTCGCGGTCTAAGGGCACGCCTCTGGCTATTATTACCGGAGTCACCGGGATTACCGCCACGGACGAAAACAAGAGAGTCATCAGTGCGTCTCTGATTACTCCGCAGAGCTTGCCGGCTATTCTGTTCATCGATGACGGTACCGGTTATGAGGAGAAAGATGCCGGGATTGCCTTCGAGACTTTGGTTGACCAAGCCATCGGTGGCGAACAATTCTTTGCCCTGGCAGCAACTCGACCGGTGGCCAAGGCTTTCAGTCTAAGCAGCGTCTCTGCTCCATACAACCTCACCGTTGGTTCTAAACTTGCGGTTCGTAGCGGCGGAATCATTACCAAACATGTTTTCAACGCCGTTGATTTCAGGGCCATCAACAATGCCAGTGCCTTCGAGGTTGTGTCCAGTATCAATGCCGACGCGACCATCGGGTTCAATGCCAGGACAGCCAATGGCGGCACTCAGGTCGTGGTCTTCAGCAGAACAGATATCAACGAGGACGTAGAAGTTCTTCCCCCGGGCGGTAGCGATATTGACGCGAACCTGATTCTTGGCTTCCCGGCAGGCCGCACCGATACCTTACGGTTGTACAAAAACGACAAGCTCCTCTTCAAAGACGGGCTCATTGCTACGGTTAACAGTAATCCGCAGAGTCTCTGGGGGGCAATGTCTAGCGGTGAGACTCTGATTCTGACCATAGACGGAACTCCTCTGCCTGGTACTGTTACTTTCACGGATGCGGACTTCATCAACGCCGGGACGGGTTTCAATACCCTGTCAAATGCAAACAGCGTAGCTAGCTGGGCTGCGGTTTTCAACATCAAAATCCCGGGCATCACCGCCAGTGTTCAGGCCGGGCTCCTGAATCTAATAAGCAACCTTCAGGCTAACAGCAGGGCTGCTATCAGTATCACCGGAGGTACTCTAGTCAGTAAAGGCATGTTCGCCACGGCGGCTGTAATAGGACTGACCAGCGATTATACCCTTGACCGAAACCTTGGCCAGCTTCGGCTGTCCAACGCCAATGTTCTTGCTCCTCTGGACAGACTTACTGCTGGGACTCCGAATACCCGAGCCTTTGTACAGTCTTCGCCTATCACAACTATCAATATCCTGAACGCCGCAGACCTTTGGTTTGTCGTGGACGGAGCAGCGCAGGTTGTCAAAACCGGGATTAACGCCTCAACGATTGTGACCCTGGCCTCGATAGCAACTCTGTCTTGGGGTAAGAGAGTTCGAATCTCCGCGACGGCTGCGGCCTTTATCAATACCAAGCCCGGTAATTGGGCAATCTTCAACGACTCAGCTCTACTGGCAGCTAACCAAGGCGCTTGGCGGGTAGCCAACGTCGACCCCTCGGGCTTTTTCATTGAAATAGAAAGACCGACAAGTTGGTCTTCACCGCAGACTTCCATCACCCTGGCCAGCGGCGGCCTGTTCATTGTCAGCACCTTGGCACGACTGCAACGGGTTACCATCCCGGTTGCCAACAATTATACGGCTATCTCTTTGGCCGCTAGCATTAACCAGCAACTGGTTGGTGGTACTGCAGTTACTTTTAGGACCAACCTTCTCAGGGTCAGAACCAATACCTTTGCGACGACCGGGGACATTGCCTTGGTGGCAACCAATGTCGAGGCCCAGAAAATTACCCTGGTAGTGGGCAACGCTATTTCGAACCTGGCATCAGTGCAGGCCGGGTCCAAGGAAGTCGGGACTCCGCCGTTTAGCATGAATTCGGTTGCTACGGCCTTGGCAGCAAATCAATTCACGGTTAGCAGCTTAGGCGCCATCTTCAGCGGTGCACAGATTGCCTCGAGAAAGGACCTTGGCGATGACGCCATTGACTACAGTGCTCAGACTGTTGCCTTCGTTACAGGAGGTATTCTTACCGGGGGAACGAGCGGCGCTACTGCTACCGTCGTGGCAAACAACAATGCTGGGGTCACCGGGACATTATTTCTTTCCGGACGAAGCGGCGCTTTCATTGCCGGGGAAATCATCACCGACTCTTTGGGTGGTTCTGCGACTTCAGTAAACGGAAGCTACCTAGCCGGTCGTTGGAGTAAATCAGCCTTTACTAGCCCGGTACAGCAACTTTCCGGCACAACCGTGACAACCAGACGTTCGCCCGTACAGGGTGAATGGTTGCCTCAGGATAGATTCTATGCTGCGACTCCCTTTGCCATTAACGGGCAGAGCACCCTGGCAGTCATCATCGACGGGGACAACATCAGCAAGAGATTCGTCCCGAATATGTTCCGCCGTGGCAAGCCTGCATCTAGTACCTACGGGGCCAGTGTTCCCATCAAAGACGCTGACAATGCCAACAAACCCCTGTCGACCGCCTTCGGAGATCGGAAGAGCGTCGTGTAGGGAAA